CGAGAACGTTGTCAGCCGCTGAGAAGTTGCGCTGTAATTCAGTGACTTGAACCGCTGCACAGTCGAAGTTGAGTCCTCCCACGGTGGTCGTTGAGATGTCGAGAGCGCTTGATGCTAGGTCACCGCCAGCGCTGAGGCTGTCGAAGAACGTGTCGAAGTCGAGTTGATCGATGCCGGTCGGAATGCAGCTGATGTTGCACCCGATGTTGCCCATTCTCATGTCAACGGTGCCGATGCCGTCAACGACCACCGGATTGAGTGACAAGTCGAAGCTGATCTCGAATCCGTCTTGGCTGAAGAATGGGTCGAGCGCTCCGAGCGTTGCGGTGTATGGTGCGGTAACGATCAGCGATGGATTGAATCCTGTGCCGATGCTCGCGCCCGTGGTTGTCGTGTAGTAGTCCTCGATGTTCTGCGGATCGCCGCCGATCTTAAGCAAGCCGGTGAACTGCACCGAGCCGAACGCTGTCTTGGTCGCGCTGCAAGAGATAGTCGGCATTTGCGTGATCTGAGCGTTGAGGATTGTGTAGGTCTTGTCAGCTGATACGATGACAAGGTTCTTGTCAGTCGCGCCGTAGATGCTGGCTCCCATTGCCGTGTTACCATGCGGGAACAGAACGGCGAGTGCCTCGATCTCTCCAACTGGCTCGAATTCGACGACGATGGTGAAATCGGTTTTCGACTTGCTCACGATGCCGTAAGCGTCTGTCTCTTTGTCGAAGGTCGAGTTGGTCGTGGTCAGCACAACTCCAGCTTTGGAGTAGAAGGTCTGCGAATCATAAGTGACTTTGCAAGGACCGCGAACGATGGTGGTTCTGTCGAATGTTGGCATGATTTTTTAGCGTGTTGGAGTTGTATTTTGTAGCCCCACTGGGCAGTTGAAAGTGATGATTTGTTGAAGCATTGGAGGTGTCGCGTCCTCCTGCATCGAGGCGAATGTGAGAATGCCGCCGGTGAGTGAATCACCGTTTGAATCGAGCGGTTTGTGATGGTGAAGAATGCGTGAAACAGCCTCACCGATCTCCGTTGCACTTGGCTTCGACATGTTGCCAGCCTGCTGCCTCCAGACGCTTGGGATCTCCGAGCAAGTGACTGAGAATGTCGCTGAATCCATGTATGGTCCGGGTGTGTCTGGTGACGACGCCTCACTCTGCGAAAAGTTGACCATAACGAACGCGCCTGCCTTGCTCATTGCGTTCTCGATCTCGCGGTCGATGTCCTTGTGATCTTGAACCAGAACAGGAATAATCGGCACGGTGCGAAAATACGCGTGATCTTTCAGCGTCTTTGCCATGCTTTCGACTATTTGGCGAATAAGGCTCATGGTGATTCTGAGAAGTTCATGACAGCCGCTCCACCATAGCGAAAAGAACTGCCAGTTGTAGCAGCGAATGATTCGGCTCCGGTGTCGTCGGAATCTGCGTTATTGTTTGCGAGATCATCGAAGTAGCTGTTTGCTTCCTCTACCGATCTGCGGCGATCGTCGCCATTGAATTCAGCGAGAGAAGGATAGGAGTCCGTCAGTTCTTGACGGCAGAGATTGTAGGCGTGTCGGCGAGCGCCTGGTGGCACATACAAGCCGGTATTGACGACCGGCGGTAGTCCACGCTTGCGCCTGCCTGAGTTGACGCGTGAAGCAATGTCTTGCGCTACGCTCGTGAGAATCTCCTGCGCTTTATCCTCTGAGGTGGGACATTCAGCAAGTAAACGATTCAACTCCTCGGTTGAGAGTCTGTCACGAAGTGCGGAGTATGTAAGAGCGAGCCAAGCCATGATGTTATGAGTTTCAAGAATTTAGGGCGACGGAGGAAACTACCAACTCCGTCGCCCTTTGCACACAAGTTCCAACGGATTAGAACAAAAGCTTGGCGACCATGTTACCGGAAACAGTGCCTGCGCTGGCGGTCATCGTTTGGGCGATGCGCACATAGCGGCGAGTGTTAGCCGGAACGCGGAAGCGAACCTCTTTAGCGACGATGCCAGCGCTGCTAGCGCCAGTCTGAGTCGTGCTGATTGCTGGATCAACGGCAGCCCAAGAAGAACCGTCTGCGCTGTCTTGCAGTGCGTAGGTCACGACTTTGGTGTCAGAGATGCCAGCAGCAGTCGGAGCGGAAAGCGAGAAAACTACTTTCTCGATGTCGCCACCAACTACTTGTTCGAGGTCGAACGCTGCGGTATTAGCACCTGCCTGCGCGATGGCAACAGTCGAGGTGTAATTCTTGTCTTGAAGGTTACGATTGAATTCGAAGCTCATGATTTGATATGGTTAGAATTAGCTGAGGGTTTCGGTGTCAACGATCGAGTCGGTGATGATGATCGGAATGCCGAAGGATTCCGTTGGCACGCCGGGAAGGATGCCGGTGAAAGCTTCCTGCTTCGACGATGGGGTTGTGTTCCGGCTGACTTGGAGCTGGAACGCGGAACGGCGTGACATGAGCAAGTGGCTCGGACGCTCACCAACTGGGAACTTGCTGATAAGCTCAGCAATCTTGGCGTCGGTGCAGCCTTTGCCGCTGTCTGCGGTGAGCTTTTTCAAACGACCGATTGCGTGCTTGTTCACGCACTGGAAGCCGATCCATGCGGTGAGGTCAGCGATGAATGCAGCGTAGCGCTTAGCGTCGGCATCAACTGCGTCGCCTTCACGGAATGGCGAAAGGTCGAAGGTCGTGCCGTTACCGTAGACGTATTGCACGCCAGTGTTGCCTGCTTTGATGGCGTAAACCGAGGAACCAGTTGCGGAGGTTGTGCCGCCTGCGTCAACTACGATGTCACTGCCGAGAGCGGACACCAATGTTTGCAGACCAGCGAAGCCTTTCGAGCTTGCGTTGTCTCCGTAGATGGTTTGTGTTCCAACTGTGGAGAGAGCAGCGCGCATGACGCCCATGGCTTCGATTGCTTGCAGAGCCTCGGCGCCGTCTTCGTAACCGCGAGCGACAGCCTTATCGACCTCGATGCGAGCGGAGAGAATGAAGCACTCAACGAGACGCTCGGTGAAGTTCGATTTAGTAGCATCCGTGCCTTCGTTGGCTTGACGGAATGCAACGCTCGGACGACTGTTGCGAGTCACAGTCTTGTAGGACGTGCCGCGAATCGTGCGAGCTGGGATGATTGTCACCTCAGGAGATGCGGTGGCTACTTCCTCAATCAGACCGACGATGGGATCATGTCCGTTGAGCTTGGCAAGGTCTAACAGAGTTAGGTTGTTTGGCATAATGTTGTTTGTTTAGTGAGATTGATTTTGAGCTTTGAAGGAGGCTTCGACGAGTGCGAGTCCTTTCAGTTCGGTTTGTTTGGTGCCTTCGTCAGCTTTACCGGCGAGAACGGTTTCGCCGTTCACTGGCTTGGATGGGATGGCGTTGAGAATTTCCACAGAGTTCTTGTCGGCTTTGATTTGAGCCTTCCAGAATGACTTGGCTTTTTCATCTTGCGGAGCGATGCGACCGGCTTTGACAGCTTCGTCGATGACCGAGTCAGCAGCTTTGTCCTCAATCTCAGCAAGTGATGCTTTGAGCGTTTCCACTTCGCTGGCGAGAGCGTCACGCGATGCCGTGACTGTCTCCAGTTCGTTGGCGTGGTTCGCAGCAGCTTGAACCGCGTCGGCTTCCTTGGTCATGTAGCCAGCCTCGATCTCAGCGATCTTGCTTTTCATGGCTTCGATTTCGAGCTTGGCAATTTCCATTGCTTTCTCCGGGTCAACATCCTCGGCAACAAGACCGAGTTCGATTAGTGGTTTGATGTCCATATTGGTTTCGTTGTATGATGCGGCGATTTTTTCCATCGCCTCGAATGCCGGTTCATTTACTAGTGAGCCGATCTCGCCATGTGTCGGCAGACCTGCTGGCGTGCCGTTGGCGAGTAGAAAGTTTGGCGAGAAGTAGGAGTAGTCCTTGCCTTCGACGGCGCTCTTGCCTGCCTGTGTCCACTCGATGTCCAAGACCAGACCGACGCCTGATTCGTATCGGAACTCCTTCGGGATGAAGGAGGCTGGACCGGCTTTGTGATCGAAGCCAGCGAATGGTCGCACGTTGCGAGATTGGCGAGCTTGCAAGTCGCTTGCGAATGCAGCTAGGATCGACTCATCGACCGTGACCTTGCGCTTGGCAGCCTTGCCATTGACGGTAGCATGAATTTCATGCTCGCCTTCAGGGAGATATACAATGCTCTCAGCCAAAGCTTCCACTTCGGTTTGAAAAGATGCACTGATGATTTCGTTCGCCATTTCGAATAGAAGATTACCACTCGAATCTGGCTTGTAATTACTTTTTATTAAGTAGTGCCTTCGACCTGTGCAATGATGCTTTGAAGCGCTCCGTTCGCGAATGCGTTGATGTATGATTGCTCCGGTGGAAGTGCGTTCCTCCATGGCTTCTGCGTGATGGATTTCTTCAGCACGAATACCGGTTTGATACCGGTGGGAGAGTTTTCATCTGCCTGCGCTAGCACGCCCTTGACGGCGAATAGCGGGGCGATTGTTCGGCTGTATGTCCGAGCTGTCAGCCCGTGTGCTTCTGGCACAATCGGAATAGTCAGGAACTTTGCACGTCGCGCGGTGATCGTCCCTCCGGTGACTTTGTGCGAGAATCCAATGGCACCTTTGCTGCGCAGTGTCACGCCTGATCCACTCGCTCCCATGATCGACCAACTTCCTGAGACTT